GTTCTTCTTTCTAATCTCACCAATTAGAAATTCTTCAGCCACATGCGTTTTATGAGATATGTTGTGAGCTTATGCCTGCCCAAGGATGATCCTTGGGTGGATGAGTTGGTAAATACTGCTGCCAACGACGGTTTGGCCACCCTTGAAGAGTGTGTTGATGTGTCGCAAGACAATGAGGTGGTTGGTGAGACCACAGCTCTCAAATATGGTCAAACCGAAGAGGGGTTTTGGGAGTCCCCAGCTGGATGTGCTAAGCGCAAGTGTAACAAAGCTTACATGTGCGCGTGGTGCTTCCAGAAATTTAGTAGTATGATGAAGCGTCCCAACACTTCACGCCCTTCAAAGAGCAATGAATTAGTGGTATGGCAAGAATACCGCAATGGGAGCTTGGAGATGTATGAACTCCTTTTCTCCGATAGATATGCGCCAAATTCCACTCGCTCCGGTAGTGCTAACTCCTCCGTAGAGCAGGCCTTTGTAAGGAAGACCGCAACCGTCGAAGCTGTGTCACACAGACGGGTGCGAAGAGGTAAGAAAATGTCCTTTGTTCAAACGCTAGCATGTGAAATTAAAGCGAAACTTGGGACACCCAACCGCACATCTGCCAATGTGCTAACCGTACGACACCTTGCCTATAGCAGGTGCCGGGAAGTAAACCTACGTGCTGTTGACACTCGGCACGCCGTTGAACAGGTGATTGAGTTGGTTTTCGCTAATGACCAAGCAGACATTCAAGCTGCAAAGATTCGAAACAGTCGCGCCGTCAAGAAGCAGGCGGCCTTGGTGGCATACCAAAGCAAGTCAGCGCTGTTTAGATGGTTGGTAAGTAGTGAAACTTACGCTAGCTGGGCGTGGTCGACATCAGTTGGCCACGCAGATGGCTGAGGGCGCTTGGTAGCCACACAAGGGAAATGCCACGTTTCAACGTTGCAGGACCCACGTTTGCGCGTGTGGCGAAACCAGGCGCTTGTGGAGCCACGGACTCTTTACTCATTGACTGAGTTGGGGCCGTCGCTCGAGTTAGGGGTCAACAATGCAGATGTAGATACTTTAGCTGCAGCATTGTTGGAGAGAATGTACTATTGTAAAGTGAAGGGGGAATTTGTAGCTCCCCCAGTGGTAGAGAAAGAGTTGTTTGACCTGCGCATGGGTCCCTTTGGTGATAAAGTAGTGAAGATGGTTGGACATGCCGCCCCCGTAACCCTGGACCAAGTGGTCGAGATGTATGAGGGCCGTAAGAAAACCATTTACTTGAATGCCAAGGAGCGATATGAGATGACAGGGTGGAACAAGAAATACCCATGGCTGAAGGCATTTGTAAAAATGGAAAAGGTGAATCCGGACAAGGCACCCAGATGTATTCAGCCACGCGACCCAGTCTATAACATCCGAGTTGCGGCATATATAAAGCCGCTGGAACACCGTATATATAAGGCAATTGACAAACTATATGGTGACGGCCCCACTGTGATTAAGGGGTACAACTTGGAAAGGGTGGGACGCATAATGAGAGGAAAGTGGCGTAGCTTCAACAACCCGGTGGCGATCGGGTTGGACGCCACAAAGTTTGATATGCACGTGAGTAAGGAAGCACTTGAATGGGAGCATTCAGTGTATAACCGCATATTTAGGGATAAAGAATTGGCGGCCCTACTCAAGCACCAAATTTACCAAAGAGGTGGTGCTCGGTGCAAGAATGGACACCTTAGTTATAAGGTGGTTGGAAGGAGGGCAAGTGGTGATATGAACACTGCCCTCGGTAACTGTCTCATCATGTGCGGCTTAGTGTTTGCTTATAGCCGCAGTAGAGGCGTGCCTGTTAAGTTGATGAACAACGGTGATGACTGCGTAGTGATGATGGAGCGCAGCCATCAAACCGCATTCATGGAAGGGTTGGACGATTGGTTTTTGGAGATGGGGTTTAGAATGACCATTGAGAAACCTGTGTACCAATTGGCTGAAATTGAATTTTGCCAGATGCGGGCCATTGAATATGGATCCGGCCAAATTATTATGGTTCGGAATATACCAGTTGCTCTACGCAAAGACTCCTTGATAACTGTTGATGTCTCCAAGCCCAAATTATTGCAGGCTTGGATGACGGCGGTAGGAAGAGGAGGATTAAGCATGACTGGTGGTATCCCCATAATGCAAAATTTCTATCGTAGGCTAATACATTTAGGTGGTGGTGTGACCAATAATGTATCCAAGCAACTAAACAGGAACAGCGGCATGCATATGTTGGGACAAGGAATGGACAGAGCGTTTAGTGAGCCCACGGCTGAGGCTAGACTCAATGTGTTCATCGCTTGGGGTATAACCCCAGATGAGCAAGTAGCACTCGAAAATTATTACGATTGCTACACAGTTGAGGAGTCCGCTGTCGTGGGTGTCGATAGTCTTGCTAACCACAATGTCCTATTCCATACGTTATCACGGTAACTATTGTGGCCCCGGGTGGTCCAATGGCAAGCGTCAGAGCTCAGTAATCGGTGACACACCACCCGTTGACGACTTTGACGCAACATGTATGTTGCATGATGCAACGTACGCCACTAGTCAAGAACCCAGTGTATTAACACGGGCTGACTATGAATTTGCAAAGTCCAACCTTGCCAGTTTAAACCCTAAGCGGATGATTGCTGGAGCGTTGGTTGGCATGCAAGGCCTACTACGGGGTAACGATAGTAATATCGCAACCAACCAAACCAAAATGACTAATTTACGCGGAAGTACCGCTAAACGACCAAAAACAAACAAACAGACTAGTAATGCTGGGGCTCGCATATCAACGGTTCCAGCATCATATGGGTTTTCCCTGAAGATGACGCCACCCAAAGTACGTCGAAACGGAGATACTGCTCACGTAACCGGTTCCGACTTTGCTGGGTCCTGCTATACAACGAATACGGCCTTTTATCAGCCCGCAGCGTCCATCTTCTTGAATCCTGCCTATTTCCAGAATGCAATGTTGGGCAGTATGGCACGCGCTTATGAGAAATTTAGATTTGTCAAGGCCACCGTGCATTATATACCATCAGTGCCAACATCAACCCAGGGTCAGCTGGTAATGTGTTCCACACGAACTGTCAAAGAGCCATTCTTTGATGGGGCTTCATCAACATTCCTTAGCAGGGCCTTATCTCAAGGAAATGCATTGGCTACACCACTCTGGAAAGAAGCCGGGCTTGACGTGCCCTGCTCTGGTGAGTGGTCAATTGTAGATGCCTTGATCGACTCTGACCTAGACGACTGCATTCAGGAAGAAGTACAGTGCTATGCTACCTCAGACTATACCGGTGTTGCTGGCATATTCATGTTACATTATGAAGTGGAGTTTAAAGATCCGTTGTATACGTACCACCCCACTTTAATCCCAGTTCCAATTGGTAACGGCGCAATTACCACTGCAGCTGATAACAGTGCGGTGAATGCCGTGGGAGATGCTATAGCATTGACCCAACTGACTGGACCTAACTGGGGGTCAAATAATGGAGCAGTCTTCCGACTTGTGTTTAGACAGGAAGCCAGCACGATACCGACTCCGCCCGCAGCGTGGGGATTGGTGGCCAACATACAGGACACCGCCGCCACCACCTCTGTTGCCGTAGGCACACACCAAATCAATGTCGCCTTGAACACTGGATCAGTACTTTATGGCAAATTGATAAATGGTTCAATGTATCTCTATTCCGACTATGATACTGCAGTGGCTGGTGCTCTGGCGGGTATTCTAAATTACAGGGTTGCAACTACCGCTGGAGGTGTGTGGGCATTCCACATCCATATGGTGCGCATGGGTCCTAACCTGCGCGTTTCTAATCAATAATCACTCTCTCAAGCTACAAGCGATTCGCATCGCATGGAGGGCTGCCTTTAGCTCTATGCTTGGCCGCTATCGCTGTGTGCTTAGGTTCACATGGCGTAACTACGGTGAAATATTCCGAAGAGGAAATAAACATAAAAATCGACATAAACATAAAACTGAAAACAGCAGGCCTAATGAGCCGCAATGATGATGGGGATATAGAGGGACGGTAGTGGCCTGGACGCACCAGGTGGCAGTACCGGATTTACCGAACAAGGCTGGTTACCTTTGTCGTTCCTCTTCCGTGCGCACATCATCATACATATCGTGCGTTGGTTGTATATATTGTATGTATAGATCTTCTACTATTTTCAATCCTCAAAAGACACCTAGTCTCCTAGTACATACCCACCTGCCCGTGGTACGGGCACTCTGGCACCGCTAATGCCAGTTTAAACCTCACCAGAGTGTGAGTGATCCCAGGTCCACCATCGCGAGATGTGTGGGGGCTGCCGTGGGGGTTGAGCAGACAAAAGCATATATACC